CCCTGCCTAAACCGCATAAGCGCCATAACCGTAGAATCAACCAAATCATCGTTACTCATAAACGGGAACCCAGCAATCTCTTCAACAACTTCCTCAGCCCATCGAGTTTGGGGTACCCATACCAACTCAGAAGCTATAATATCAGATACAGAATTTAATCGCGCTAATTTATCACCAGATCCTCTATGAGGAGTAAATTCTTGTATGACCAAACCCATTCTCCGCATTTCTTGATACAATGCAACACCAGAACTCTTTTTCTCTACAATAAACGCATCAGGCTCCCACATCGTATATTCTTCCATAGCCAAATCTTTTAACTCTGGAAACTCAAATCTATCCTTAATACTGTTTAATAGTATGATGTTATACGCATTTGTCTCTTCGTTAAAAAATACACCCCAAGTTGTTAGCGCAGTGTAATCAGCCCTATTGTGTTTTTCTGCCGCAGAATCAAGTGACATAATAATATACTCACACATAGGAGGTCTTTCTTTCTCCCATATCTGCCACCACTCTCTTTTTACAATAGCCGCCTCTTCTGCGGTAGGTTGCTGCTGATACTGTGCATTCCATTGGAATAGTGGCATAGACGCTTTTGTACGTTCTAAAGCCGCCATATCAAAAAACTCAGGCCACAAAGGCTTTTCTATAAGCTCTCCACTACTTTTATCTTCTATTTCAACAATAGCTGGGAACTCTACAACATCATACTGGTCAGATTTCTCATTCTGACTCATATCTTTAACTACACGACCAGTCAAATCATCCATGTGCCATCTAGTTTGTATAATAGCTACACTACCACCCGGCATCAATCGTGTACGAGCACCAAATGTAAACCACTCATAAGCCTTCTCAAATACACTAAAGTTACCATTAATTACATCTTGCTCAGAATGTGGGTCATCTACCAACAATAAGTGCGCACCACGACCAGCTAGTGCCGATCCAACACCACATGCGTAGTATTCACCCCCTACACTAGTGTTCCAACGACCTGCAGACTTAGAATCCGTAGCTAGCTTCACACTAGGAAATATAGCCTTATAATCAGCTAAACCAAGTAAATTACGTACTTTTCGACCAAAATCTACCGCTAAATCCGTTGTATGCGACACCATCATCACTTTTTTGTCTGGATTTCGCCCTAAATACCACGCTGGAAAGAAAATAGACACTAATTGTGACTTACCATGCCTCGGTGGGATGTTTACACATGCCCTATCCTTAACTCCTTTCTCAATATCCATCAACATATCCGCCAAAATGCGGTGATGTTTGCCTACAATGAAGTCCGGCATCATTCTTTTGCAAAATTCTATCAAATCATCGTACGCAACTTGGTTTTTTTGCCTTGCATCTAACTCATCCACCATTTTCTCGATCTCTGTTACCTCTGCTTCGGTAAAATTATCAAGATTATCCAACATGTGTTGGACTTCTTCTGGTGTGAAATCACTCATCTACCGTCTCCGCGTCGATTACGACTGCGTCGCCATCAACTTCAGGCGGATTTACGAGTTTTTCTAGCTTTTTACGTAGGTTTTTCTTCAAATCATCTGTTGATTGATGAGTAACTGTAACTTCTGACTTCTCAGCGAACAGTCCTACATCAGAAACCTTACCCAATAACTCTAAAGCACGTAACCTTACCTTAGCATCAGGGTTTTCTGTCTCTAAAATCAATTTGTTTGTTATTAAATGTCGTACAGATATAGCAGATTCGACCACAGAGCGACCAAATTCACTCAAAATGTTGTTTGTAAGCACCAAAGAGGCCGGAGTTAACTCTGCAACACGCGCTTTAGTGGCTTTTTTAGATGTTTTATCAGGATCTTCTGCGTATGACATGCTTAACATACTCGCTACCGCTTCATCTTCGGCAGTCGGAGTCAAATCTAAGCCTTCCTTCTCTAATTCCTTTGCCGTTACCGTAGCAGCACGCGCACGCATAGATAAATCTACCGTAGGATCGTCATCATACACAGGAACGCCAGTCTCTGGCTCTAGTTTAATCGTCATATTTTAGTCGCAGGTTATTAACCGTAGGTGTATATATACCAAAAAGTTATAAGGAGTGCAAGTTATTACCAAAAATCATGCAAGATATAAACAATATGTATTAGAATATATACTCCAGTGTGTATATAATGCCGCCTTCCCTAACTTACTACTTACTGGAGTACTCTCTTGGCCGAACTAATGTTTTTATCATCCGCATGCGTCGTTGTATCTATTGGACTTGTTTGCATCTTTTTTCAAGATGATCTTCCCTTTTAAAGGAACGCAATATACTAACACCATCCAACTCGTCTTCTTGTGTAAAGTCAGGGGGTAATAAGCGATATTGAGTCTTACCCTCTAACTCTGCCGTAGGCACTATAAGAAACCTTTCCATATCCAAAGCTATAAACATAAAAAAATCTGCAGTATGCTCTGATCTTAAATTATAAGAATAACCAGATATACCTCTACGTTTATTATGTTGGTTGAAATGGCATAGGTTTGCAGACTTGACCTGCAATGTGAATAACGAATTGTCTAACGATTGGCACCACAAGTCTATGCCGGAACGATCTACATGGTGACACTCAATACCATACTTCTCTAGTTTATATACCGCAAAAAATTCACCTACCCTACCTATGTGACTCGCGTTACCTTCCACTAAAAGCTGACCCATATCAAATTATCCATTATTAAATGGGTTTCAAAAGTAACACACAAAATTTTTTTTGACTAGCCTTTTTAAAACAAGGTGGGGGGTTTTCAGAAAAATACGATTTATTTAAGTAAATTGGTATTACATGGTAGCGCGGAGTCCCAAATAAAAAATCGGGGGGTGGGGGGTCAGGCCTGAATAAAAGTTCTACACTGTAGAACTTCTGTAGGATTGTGTGCGATTGTGTTTGACAATGGGCGATAACGTGTTATTATATAAACAAGTCGGGGCAATAACGCACTGGCTGAACGCCCTAGGAGGGGCGACACTATGGAAAATTTAATCAACAGCGCTGAGAAAACAGCCCTATCAAACTACGCCAAGACAGACAGCAAAGCCAAGAAAACTTTGGCGGGCATCATTCTTGAATTACATCAGACCCATAAAGCTACAGACTTTAGATCACCAAAGTCTAAGCAGTACACTAGCACTGCATCGCCTGAGCAGTACGAGGCGCGACGCGATGCGCTCGCATTCGGACTAGGTGCTGAGTCTTACAAGCTATACAGCGCACCAAAGTCAGTAGCTAAGGACTGGGACGATACCAAGAAAGCCAAGCGCAAATCAGTACAGCAGGACGTTGGGACTTATATCGACCGAATCGCTAACAAGCTAGATGAGTTAGAGAATCCCAACGCTGAGAAAGCGCCAAGCGCACCAGTCAGCGATATTGTCAAGATGCGCGAAGCGATAAACAAGGCGCTCAAGATTGCAGAGAAAGACGAGAATCCTGAGTATGACGTAGTCGCATTGGCTACCGCTCTAAATGATGCGCAAAACATTCTAGCAGTGAGAGTAACCAAGTAACACCAACCCACCAACAGAGCCACCCTTCGGGGTGGCTTTTTTTTGCCTCAAAGTTCTACACTGTAGAACTTTTTTTTCGTCCTGCTGATACCAGTATTTTGTATAGTGTGGAGTCGGACTGTCAATAAGTTACACGTTACCACACGATACCAGTACTTTGTATAGTGTGGAGCAATGTTCCGTTTGTAATGTTCCATTTGTTCCACTAATGTTCCATGAATGTTCCGTTTTATTTAGCCAAAAAGTTACAAAACGGTTTCGTGAATGTTCGTGTAGTATTGTGAACGCGTGTGATATTAGCAACGTGTGCGATTGTGCGTTTCTATCTATCTATCTATCTCTATATTTATAATGTTACTTTTTTACTAATATATATATATATCGTTTATTCGAGGGCACTCTGGCAGATTTGTTCTACACGTGTAGAACTTATTTTAAAATATTACCTTACTATTACCGCAAAAAACGGAACATTGTTACATTACGCGTAACCAGTGACCTACAGCCAAAAACAAAAAGTTACAATCATGGAACATTACAGCATTTCTGTAACAGTCGTTTTGGTACATTGTAACGATACTACACATTCCCACACATATCTCCATAACTTGACATAAGACCCCACTGTGGTATACTAGTATAGTGATTGGGTGATGACCTGTTCACACGTGTTGCCTGTGCGCAACGATAACTAATTAGTTCTACAGTGTAGAACTTTCCAACGAGGTGTTTATGAACAAGCTAGATTTCAACAACCATTTATATTATCTGCTAATGGATCATGCAGATATTGCAGACGAGACAGACGGACAGCGACTAGCAGGTTGTAGCGTTGACCAAATGTTCGATGATATGTTCGACAAGCAGGAGTTAGTCGAGCCAATGAGTATGACAACTAAACGAGGTACTAACAATGATAAATAAAAACATTGCGTATGAGCGCACCATGCAACAGATCGGTGAGATACAAACGTATGTCGAATCCATTGAGGATATGCTACGCGAGACGCGAAAGAGTATTGTGCAAGACCTAGACCTTATAGCTACTGAGTTAACTTACCATGAGGAGTTAAGCCATGAGTGATCTATATAAAGAGTGGAACGACATTGTGCGTGAGTATATCGAGCGAGACAACAAGATTGATCCGTACAAGCATGACCCTAACCGCAAGCCGACAGAGTTTACCCAACCAAGTTGGCATGACCAATTAACCGAAGCACGCAAGCGTCTCAATAAAGAGTACGCACTAAATCAAAGTTCTACAACTGTAGAACAAACCAACGAGGAGAACGACAATGGATAATATCCAAGCCCCAAGCCTAGCATCAAGCGCGATGCTTACAGAGTTAAACATCAGTGTGTGGACAGGACGCAAGAAAGACAGGCGCGAGTCCAAGACAGTCGCAGATCAAAACTACGCAGACAATGGTGTAGTGTCAGTCAATAAGATGTTACTGGGTGACTGTGACAAGCTGAAAGCTATCAACGAGTTACGCGGTAAGATACGTAACCATATACATTACCCTATGACTATGCCGTGGTCTGACAGTGGGTTGAGGTTGTTACCTACGTCAGTGTACTTTGATTATCACGACCAAATGACCAACGCTATCAATGCGTTTCAAGCACTGGTTGATGAGTTCATTGATGACTATGATTTTGCTGTGTCACGTGCACAGGCAAAGCTCGGTAACTTGTTTGTACGTGATGACTACCCAACGTCCGAGCAGATACGCGACAAGTTCGATGTGCGTGTGAATTATACACCGCTACCTGATGCAGGTGATTTTCGTGTTGACATTGGTAACGAGGCTAGTGTTCAACTCAAAGCTGACTATGACAAGTTCTACTCCGACCAACTAAGCAAGGCGATGGGTGATGTGTGGAAACGTATGCACACTGCACTGACCAATATGTCTGACAAGCTGACCGACAGCAACGGCAAGAAGCAGGTGTTCCGCGATACGCTAGTAAGTAACGCGTTATC